GTAATAATTTCCTTGCTCCAATGAAATCTGATTCACTAATCTTTGAAAATTTCAGGTGAGCATTATCCCCATCATCATCTTTATCTTTTTTGGTGAAGTGTCTCTTACACCTTGAGGATTTTCCCCAACTACTTTTATTATCTTTATAGAAATCCTTTTCAGGTCTATACTGTCCACAAATGGTACAAAAGTAGCTAACACCATTTTCTTTATCCCAAATCCTTCTGTTTATCAAATCCTTCATAATAATAAATATAGTTATTTGGAAAATAAATCAAAATATTTCACATTTTTTTGGAATAAATTTTTTTTCTCTTATATTTATAATAAAAACAAATAATTATGAGTAAATTCAGTCCTATGCTACACGAAGAGGTAATAGCTTGTTTAAGAACATTAGATGACGATACACTATCGTCTATCATGAGAATGATTTTTGATTGGAATGATGGTATTGAAGTAAAACCAAAAACACAACTTGAAAAGTTTGCTTGGGCTTTAGTGCTTCCAAAACTTGAACAAAATAGAGAAAACTACAATGCAAAAGTAAAACAGACAACAGAAGCAGCAAACAAAAGATGGAACAAAAACACGGATACGAACGCATCCGAACGAATGCGTGAGAAACCTAACTATAACTATAACTATAACTCTAGTAATAATTCTTCTAAAGAAGAATTATTAAATAATAAACAACCTCCTTCGTCTGTGGACGAGTCGGTTGTTTCTAAGGGGTTAGAGAGTCTTGAAAATATTTTCCCTCAAGGAAGAAACTATGTTGGAATTGACGAAGTCAATTTATGGAATAGTTTGACCCAAGAACAAAAAAAGGTTATGATTAAAAGGGCTTCAATGTATATCAGAAACGAAAAGAAAAAAGATGAAGGGAAATATATCAAAGGAATGGGTAAGTGGATGCGTGAACAATGTGAGAAAGGTTTGGAGGAAAAACAACCTTCAATGAAAAACTCAACGAAGGCTGATGACCCAAGGTTATTGAAGATGACCGATGGGTCAATCTACTCAATCCTACTTGAAAAAGTATCAGGACAAACTAAACAAGCTGATAAACTCTATTATCTCCTCAATAAGAAGGAAATGTTCACAAGTAAGGGTGAACTACTAACCTTCGTAACATCTCTCAACCAGAGGGAAATAAATGACCTTATAAACTAATTTAAGATATGAATGTATACCAACAAAACTACGACCCTGAATTTATCAAGCAATTACCTGTTGATTTCAACAAAATGAAGAACATGGATTTATCAACGATACCCGAAGTATTCCACGATTTATTCACAACAGATTGGAATTGGGGGAATCATTCCAAGATGAAATATCAAATGAGAAACATTATGAATGAATTACATACTGAGTATGTTAACTGGATGATATTTGAAAAAGACAAACCAAAGAAACAAGCAGAGGTATTCTTAGGAGGGTTTGATTAATTTATCCTCAAGGGTACATATTTATCATTGTAAATTACCAATGATGAATGAAATGTTATTAACAACACTTGTATCAACTGTAACGGCTGTATCAGGTTTTATATACGGAGTTCAAAAGAACAAAAAAGATTTGATATCCCAAAGCTTGAATAATTTGCAGCAACAAATTACAATTTATCAAGATGTGATTAGTTCACTTCGTGGAGAGATTGAACACCTAATATCCAAGGTAAATGAGCAAGAAAAGATTATTCAGTCCTTGGAGAAAAAGATTGACGGATTGAAGCCAAAGGTTAAGACCAAAGTTATTGAGTAAGGGTTTCTGATTCTGATATCCCATTATACATATTCTTGCATGTTTTTTTTTTCCCTTACTCATAACCCCACTTAATGTGGGGTTTTTTTTATTTATAAATGAAATATTTATTATTATAATTGAATAAGATGGATTGGAATTATCCTATCAACAAATATTTTGAATTGACGGAGGAACAACAAGATGAGTGTATTGTGGAGCTAGCAAAGTTTTATTCCAAAAGATTCATTTCAAGACGAACAAAAGAATTGTTTGAGTTCACTCTGAACGATTTAATAACAAGATTGGACTTAGAACATAAACACGGAGTTGATACAGAAAACTATGAGAGAGCAGAAATCTTTTATAGATTGACTCAAATATTCATGGAAATTCAATACGAGGAAAATTAACAATGTGTAACTGCAAAAGACAAAAACAAGTAATCAACAATTTATCCATACCAAGTTATGTCCAACTTGGAATTGATGCTTGGAATAAGGTTAAGGATACAAAGTTTGAAGACATACAAGACGAAGATTGGGTTGAACTATATTCAGTATATTGGAAAATATATCCAAACTCAAAAGGACAACCATCAAAAGAAGAGCTCCTTCAAATAATAGAGAAGGTTCAATCATACAAAAAACAAGTATATGTTAAACGAAAATAACGAATTACCAAAGAGACCTGTTGGAAGACCAAGGGTTGAAACTTACATTGACCCTGAGTGGTATCAAATCATTATTGAATCAGGTAGAAATGGAAAACATATAACAGATTTCCTAATTAAGCTTGGTATAAGTTATGATACACACTATGAACTTATAAAAAGAAATATTGTATATGCAGACGCAATCAAAGAATACAACAAACTCTGTGAGCAGTGGTGGTACGAAAGAGCCCACGAAGCAGTTGAATCAGGTAACTCAAACAAATTCAACCAGAGATTGTGGTTGCAAATCGTCAAAAACAAGTTCAGAGACAATTGGAAAGACGAAAAGCAAATAGATGTAACAACTCAAGGAGATAAACTGAATGATAACAAATCAATTCAGATTGAAATAATCCAACCTGATGGCAAAGAATAGTGGAGGTAGTGTAAGGAAGATTACCTTTGGAACAAGGAAAAAGGGTAAAGCAAAAAAATCATTCAATAAACACGATAGCAAGTCAAGTTATCATCGTAGAAATGCAAGTAGAGGTTAATCAAATTTATAACGAGGATTGTTTAGAAACGATGGGTAGAATGCCAGACAATTACATTGATTTGGTATTAACATCCCCACCTTATGATGCGATGAGAAAGTATGGTGGAGATAAGACCTACCATCAAAGATTAAACGATACAGGATACTCATTTCCATTTGAGGAGATTGCGTTGGAGATGATAAGGGTATTAAAGCCAGGTGGGGTAATAATGTGGAATGTTGCAGACCAAACAATCAAAGGTTCAAGGACTGGTAATTCAATGAGACAATCATTATTCTTTATGGATAATGGATTAAGATTACACGACCATTTAATTTGGTATAAGACAGGAACACCATTCCCATCAATATACCGATACAGAAATGTGTGGGAGAATATGTTTATTCTTACCAAAGGTAAACCAACAACATTCAATCCCATACTAAAAAAAAATAAGACAGGTGGGGATTCAAGAAAGGCAAGACGATACAGAAATCACGATGGAGTGTTGATTAAAAAAGAACGAGTAGTAACTACCAAAGAATATGGTATTGACGATAATGTATGGCACATCTCAAATGGATATGCTGATGCCAAAATGTTTAAGGATGCTGAATCACATCCCGCTGTAATGCCAAAAGAAATAGCGAGAAGGCATATCGTTACTTGGACTAATGAAGGGGATATTGTTTATGACCCATTTCTTGGTTCAGCAACAACCACAATAACAGCAAAACAACTAAACAGAAAATGGATAGGTAGTGAATTGTTCACACCCTATTTTGATATTGCAAAAAAAATAATGAATACACCAATTCAACAAAAGTTATTATGAGTTATAAAAAAGGAAAAAATAGGTCAGATAATTTTCAAACACCAAATAATGCATTACAACCAATCCTAAAGTATATTCCAAAAGAATATACCATTTGGGAACCAGCTTGTGGTGATGGGAACATCGTTAGATTTTTTGAGCAGAATAGTTACAACATAATCGGAACAGATATAAGAAGCGGGGTTGATTTCTTCACAAGTAATATTGAAGCCGATTGTATTATTACCAACCCACCATACACAATCAAAGATAAATGGTTGGAAAGAGTTTATGAGTTAGATAAACCATTTATGTTACTACTACCAATCACAGCCCTTGAAGGAAAAAAAAGACAACAACTTTATAGACAATATGGACTTGAATTGATACTAATGAACAAGAGAATAAATTATGAAACACCAAGTGGAAATGGGAGTGGAGCATGGTTTGCATCTGGTTGGTTTACTTACGGTTTTAATTTAAATAAACAAATTTCATTTGAACAATTATGAGCAGAAGAAAACATTTTGAACTAATCCAATACCCTGAGTTTCAAATACACGGGGGGATGATTGATGTGAACAAACCAAAGACAATTTATTTACAAATCAGAACACACTTATTTGCGGACAACAATCAAGGTCCACAAGAGTTAAAACATTTCTTTTGGGGTATCAAACAATCAATCAACAAAGCCTTAGATAATAGTATTTGTGATAAAAGATTCATATCTGAATTAGATTTTTCCGAGTCCTTCAAAGATAAACCTTACAGTTATGTTATAATGGATTTTACATTCTACCTTCTTGACCAATATGATGATACTACTTATGAGTATTTTTTAAATCAAGTAGTCAAAACCCTCCACAGAGAAAATGTAATTTCAACACCATTTAAATTGTATAGAGACAAAAAACAATCCAAACTTGAAAATCAAAACATCGGTAGTCTTCGCTCATTTGATTAAAGCTGAAGAGCAAGGTAAGAAACTTGTTTGTCTACAGGGGGGGTCAAGGTCGGGAAAAACGATGAACACCTTAATCTGGTGGATTCAAAAGTTATTGAGAGAAAAGAAAACTCTATCAATAGTTAGAAAAACTTTACCATCACTTAAGAATTCAATCTTAAAAGATTTGATTTATGTCCTTGAGATGTATGAGATTTATGACCCTTCAAAGTGGCACAAACAAGATGGTTATTATGAACTACCAAATGGTTCAATAATCAACTGGTTTAGTTGTGATGAACCACAGAAACTAAGGGGGTCAAAAAGGGATTACCTTTATTGTAATGAAGCTAACGAACTTGACCTTGAAGATTGGAGACAACTCATTATGAGAACAGAGGGGATGGTAACCTTAGACTTCAACCCATCAGAGATTAACTCTTGGGTTTACGACCTTGAACTAAGGGATGACTGTTACTACTTCAAAACAACATGGAGAGAAAATCCATTTCTACCCCAAACATTGATTGATGAGATTGAGAGGTTAAAAGACACTGACGAAAACTATTATAGAATCTACTCACTCGGGGAAAAGGGTATACCAACAACCTTAGTTTTCAACAAATGGTTCACAATAGACAAAGTCCCAAGTGATGCTAAACTACTTGGAAGGGGTATGGACTTTGGTTTCAACGATGCAACAACCCTTGTAGAAGTATATCAAAGAGGTGATGAGTTATACCTTAACGAACTTATGTATGTTAAGAATTTGACGATGGGTGATATTATCTATAAAATGGGGGAATTTTCAATTGAAAAGACAGACAACATATGGTGTGACTCTGCTTTACCACAAAATATTGAGGAATTAAGAAGACAAAGGTGGAATGCAAAACCCGTATCCAAGGCATCAATCCTTAGTGGAATAGATAAAATCAAACGACATAAAGTATTCATAACAGATAGGTCTGTGAATATCCTTAGAGAGTTTGGTTCATATAAGTGGAAAACAGATAAAGATGGAAAACTATTAGATGTTCCACATGACGCAGATAACCATACAATTGACTCAGTTAGATATGTATTAGAATCAACATTAAATAAACATCAAGGAAGATATAGAGTATTATGATTACAATAACATTAGGAAAAAAAGAGTATGATGTTCCAACAGAAATGTCTGTGGAACAATACCAAAAGATTCAGACACAGAGATTATTCTTAGATAACTCTGACCCATCAAAACTACTTGCAGCCTATTTGGATATAGATGTTAAGGAAATTAAAAATGCAAACAAAGAACAAGTTAAATTCCTTGAAGCATTTGTATTTGAGAGACTTACAAAGAATGTATCCAAAGATGTTATCTTCACCTTTGACTATGAGGGGGTAACTTATGGATTTGAAAACGATTGGAAGAAACTAGCTTGGGGTGCATGGCAAGACCTTGAATTCCTAAGTTCAGAAAATGTAACAGATAACATACACAAGATACTAGCTGTTCTTTATAGACCAGTAACCAAGAGCAATGGAACGAAGTATAAGACAGAAGCTTACGACGCTAACACAATTGACGATAGAGCTGAGTTATTCAAGAAGGTCCCAATCAAGATTTGGTTTGGAGCAGCACAACTTTTTTTTTTCATCAGCAAAACATACATAGACAATATAAAGAATACTATGGAGTCTCAGATGAAAATGTACCGACTGATGGAGAAGGGGAAAAAGATACTCCCAAAATGGCTCCAAAAGAAGCTACCGCTAGATTCTATTTTGCAGCGACAATTGAACTTACAAACAACGACATTACAAAAATAAAAGAGGTAGACCAATTACCCATTTATTTATGTCTTAATATGTTAGCAAGAAACAAAGACATTAGAGAGGCTGAGAGAAGAGAGATAGAAAAGATTAAAAAACAAACCCCCAAATTAAGATGACGCATATAAGTTATCATTTCAATATTTAAGATTATGGAGCTTTATTTAACATACCACAAAGTTTTAGATAAATTACAATCATTCCAAGAAAACTATTGTTGTCTTGAATCATTTGGTTATGGCAACCTTGTTGACTTTGGAAAGAATGTTTCAGGTCAGACAGTAACTTACCCCTATCTATTCGTTGTTCCTTTGTCTGTTTCTTACGACCAAAATACAACAACATATCAATTATCTGTTCTCTTTGCTGATAGACTAAATGAAAATCTTGATAACGAAAAAGATGCTGTTTCTGATATGTCCTTAGCAGCAAGACAATTGTTATCTGAAATATGGAGGGGTAATCTACAAGACTTTTTTGAAGCACCACTACCTGTAAATGGACAACCATTTATGGAGAGATTCAATGACTATGTTGCTGGTATTGCAATTGACCTTAACCTTACAGTTATGGAAGATATCAACGCTTGTGAGCAGTGGTTTGTTACACCTAGCCCCACCCCGACTTTACCTTTAACTCCTACCGTCACCCCGACCAATAGTTCAACTCCACAAGTAACACCAACTAATACTGGAACTCCACAAGTTACCCCAACTAATACTGGAACACCTCAGATTACACCTACGAATACGGTGACCCCAACGGGAAGCCCAACATTACCATATAACGCATTTGTTGTAGCGAGTGGAACAAGTGCAACTATTGCATGTAATAATTTGAGTTTGGGTAATACCTTCACTGTTTATGCTAACATTGCGGGTGGACCTTCACAATGTTCGCCTTGTTTACCATATAACTGTTTCCCTTGTGTTAATACAAGTGATACTTGGTGGTTAGATGCAGCATTTACAATACCATTACCAGATATGTTCATAGCAAACTATATAAATCCAGCATCAACTGAGCCTAAGAGACAACGAATTCAAAATCAACAGATTGTTGGTGGTTCATTCACAGATTGTTAATAACTTATGGATGAAGAACAAATGGAATTGATGAGAGCCTTGCTCTACTCTGCTATAAGGACTGAATTACAGACACCTTATAAACCTGAAGGGTATTATGGGGCACAGAAGACAGGGTTCAATAGAAGGGGGTCTGTTGCAACAGGAACACTACTTAGAGACTTAACAGTTGAGTGGGACGAAGGACCTGATGGAAACTTTACTTTGGTGGTATCATTCCCAACAGTTGAACCAAGTTTCTTACCATTTATAATTGACCAAGGTAGAAAACCATCAACAAAATATCCACCATTAGCAGCTATTGAAGCATGGGTTAAAGTTAAACCAGTATTCTTTAGAGATGCAAGAGGTAGATTTGGAACAGGAACAGTTAAACAAAGAGCATTCCTAATAGCTCGTTCCATAAAAGAAAAAGGTTTTAAGGGTACAAACTTTTTACAGAAAGCCGAAAATAAAGTAATCAAACAACTTGAAGACTTGGGGGAACAAGCAATGGCAAATTATTTCCAAGGTCTTTTAGAAAACGGATTAGTAAATTTATTATAATAAGATGAGCACAGTTATCATTAAAAATCCTGCTGATTTCCAACCATCAAAATCTGATTCGTTGTATTTTACAGTATCAGCAGACACAACATCACAACCAAAGTTTAGATATGTCTATGAGGTGTATGTTCAAAACTATAAAGTATTTGAAGGTAAATCCACACCTAACCCTTATGGTCTTGGTATCATTGATATTTCAAGAGTATTAGATTCATATCTACAAAACTACCCTGTTGCCTATCATGACCAAACCCCAATCTTTACACATCAGACATCACCATTCTCAAGACCTTATGGTAATGAGGTTGTTGATTATTATATCCTTGTAGGTGAGGAGTATGCTGATACATTTGTTGCACCTCTAACAGGGTTCACAGGTATCGGAGACCAAGTAGGTTTTCCTGCTGTTCAATCATCAACCTATAAGTCATTCCTTGGAACGATGGGGGTTAACAGAAATGCAACCAAAGCCACATGGGATACTGGTCAATTCACATTATCAGGAAACCCACAACCACCATTCCCTTATACTGAAACAGGTTTATTCCTAACCAACTCACCAAGAATTAGAGATATCTCTGTTGATGAGTATTATACTTTATCATTTACCAACTATGAACTTGGTGGACCTTATAAGTCTGAACCATATTACTCTGAATATAAATTCTATGATGTTAATGGTTTT